ATGATATAGTTTCTACCCGGATCGCTTATAGCGACAACGGTTATAGCATTACCAGCAATTGTTATATTAGCTCTAGCTCCTGTACCAGAACCACCAATCAATGGTACGTCAGCATAATTACCGTTTGTGTATAGTGTACCACCAGCGGTTATTGTGCCAGTTTCGATAGCAGTATTAGTGAGCATACCATAACTAGCATTAGACAAACTTATATAAAATTGATTAGTATTAGGTCTATTGAATACAAAGAACGTATCTAATAACTCTACATAATCAGAGCTTAAAAAATTTGGATCAGTTATAGTAGCAAACTCATTGGTTAGCATATCTATAACATAACCATTTACACCATCAACTAGAACAACTACTTGCCCATTATCTTTCATGTAAACGCGACTAGGACGATCAGCTATAATGCCCACAATTGTTAAGGTGCCATCGTCTCCTACAAAGTAGACTTGCTGACCTACAACATAATATGTTGTGTCTCTACTTGTTCTATAGATACCTCTAGCTGGAAAAACATATTCAGTATTTCGACCGAATAACGTTGTACCGGGTGTTAAATAATAAGTAACTGGCGCGGGCGCTTGAGGATCGAATTTAACATTACCTTCAGCGTAAAGATTTACGCATTCTTGACCACTAGCTATAACGCTTTTTCCAGCGTATGCTGCGCTAACTAATGGTATTCGAACCATGATCAGTGTGCATCCGCGTTAAAGATGTAGAACGAATAACCACGATTAAATCTCAATTGTGGCGGCATTCTTAATGTGGGAACTTGGACGTTTGACTTTTTGATTGTATTCAAAGCTAACTTAGCTAATTGAACTTGTGCAGGATTTGTAGGATATTGATACATTGTACATAAGCGTACACATAAATTATAATGGATAGCTTCTTCATACTCTGGTGGCATATTAAATTCAGCGTCTAAGCTGTCTGTCACACCTGTAACATTAAATATAAATCCACTCCCTGTACCACCTACGTCTGCCGGGTTTACAAATAAATTATCGTTTATTTTGTATCCGTCACCAGCGTCTTGAATATCAACAGCAGTAATCTTATTACCTGATACAGTTATATCAGCGGTCGCACCAGAACCAAAACCCGATAAATTTAAAAGTGGTACTAACGGATAAATGCCATCCGTATAACCGTCACCAGCTTCTTTAATTACGCCACTAGACAATTGAACATCAAAACCAATAGGGCTTTTGACGATTAAGTGTATTTCATATTGTTGTGACGGGACGGGCCATATATAAACATTTCCATAAGGAAACGCATTATCATAGAAGAAATACATAGGCCATGAATTTAATTTCTTCAACGATAATAGCGAATAATCCTCATAGCTCCATATTGGTATTAATGGAAAGCTAACAGGATCATCGTTAGGATTACCCGTCAATTGTACAAAATATGCAGCTTGAATTTTATCAGGTCTAATCGCATTATAATATTGACCGGGGCCAATAAGATTAGACTTTTGGTTATTACCAATAGCCGTTATTTCTTGAAGCGAAGGAACAATCCATCTTCGCTTCTGCCATTGAGCGAGCATATTGTTTAAAAGTTTAAAGGCGTCGTTAACATCTTCATTGAGTGGTGTTTGACCGACGCCTAAAACACCCGCTTCTTTTAATGCCAAATATATAAAGTCGCGGGCTGTTGTCATTTATCAACCTATTTATTCAGAGAGACTTGGGAGGTATTAAGACCATCCACTATCTTTAGGAGGCTCAGGAGCTTTAATCTCCATATTAGTTACTTCAGCTTCTTCTTCTGGCGAGTGTACTACAACTCGTTTACCGTCTTTATCTGTAACCTTCTTAGGATAGTTAGTATGGCCCTTTTCGTTCTTAATATTAGGATCAACACCAAATGCAGGATGCGGGTTTGCTACATTATACATTCCAACTTCTCTCTTATGAGCTTCTGAATAGATTTCAAGCTTATCGATAGATTGATCTAAGTGGCGAGTATCTATAATTCCAGACATTTATATTTCCTCTATAAACAAAAGCTAGGGGTATTTCTACCCCTAGCAGTTTTCGTGTATTACACTCTATCAGCAACGACGCAAAGCCATTCGGGTCTGATGTAACGTTTACCGAATAACACGTCAACGCGAGTAGCAAGTTGATCAGATTGCGGTAAGTAGTCAGTGATAATACGCAAGCTGATGCCATCGTAGTTAGCACGGCTACCTTCTTCAATAGCACGCTTTGGCAACACCAAGTCCGCTGTTGCCATCGTAACAGCCTTTTGCGTGTAAGCAATCGACTTGCGATAGACTTCGTTAGCCTTAGTGACCATTGTGATAGTAGCACCATTGAGCGGTAAAGCATCAACAGTTTGATATTGGCTATCCTGACCATTCGGACCCGGACCAATAAGACCCGGATAGATGCTAATAGAAGTATCACCAACACCAGCATCAGCCGTTAAAACAAACTGGCGTGGGGTCCCAAGCGATTGCTTGGTGACACGATTGACCATATTAACATCTTCAATGATGATAATATCACCCTTGCGAAGTGTACCACCAAGAGCAGACACGTTAATGGCACCACCACCTGTACCAGTAGTTTGATTACCACCAGCAACGGTAGAGCCGTTAGCATAGCTACCTGAAGTATGAGTAATAACGGTTTGATCGCGGAACCAGCGAGCGTAACCAAGACCTGACTTCATCTTACCGCTACGGAATTGAGCGGAGATTTCAGGAGTTGGATTAAGCAAGCCTTGCAATGCTGTAGTGGTGCGAGCATCAGTCTTAGGCGAGTTAACAACGCGGCGATCCATATCATCCGCAGAGTTATCATCCAAGATAGCATTAGCATCAAGAAATTGCTCAGAAGTAGGTGTGATAATATTTCCAGCACCATCAACGTTACTAACAAAGTTAGCAACGCCACCTTCAGAGCCCATCATGACGTTAAGAGCAACCTTGCCAGCAAGGTTATTCATCATTGGTGCCATGACCAATTCAGAATAATTATCAATGCTCATTGTACGTTCTGCCGTGGTATACGGCGTAGCAACGTTAAGCTGTGTTGAAACAGTTAAGGTTGTAAACTGTTGCGTATTGTCCTGAAGCTGCATAGCCGGACCTTCAGTGACAATAAAGTCAGAAGGCAGACGGATACGCAATGTATCGCCAATCTTAGCGCCATCAACGGCGAATTGATTGTCATACTGAGTATCAATGTTCATAATGAAAAGGTTACTGTTCTTAAATAAGCGAACAGCTTCTTTTGTTATCATATCGATTGTTAAATAGACGTTGGCCATTGTTTTAGTTCCTATAAGCTGGATTAAAATAAAATTGATTGAACGATTTGGTTTCTATCTGCTCGGATGATAGAAATTTAACGAGCAACCAATGGTTTATTTTAAAGTCCAACCAAGAGGACTAAAACAATTGTCTTTGACCTGACAAAAGAAGGTTGTATCTAAAGATTACTAATTTTTAAATTCCAGTCAAGCTCTTTTTCTCTACACCATCTTCTTTTTGCAGACACAGAAAGCTTAGTCTTATGTGCTTCTGTAAGACGCCTGCCTTTTTGAGCAGCGGATATTTTAGCCTTATGCTCATCTGATTTAGGCTTACCTTTAGTTGCTTTTCTCATAGCTTCGATTTGAATAGATTTGTTAACTCCAACAGCATATTTATTTCCTTTCATTTTTTCCGAAAGAAACTTTCTATGTTCTTCTGTATGAAATGATTTACCGACATGAGCAAGAGACATATTCATCCGTGCTTCTTCAGTATGTTTATAACCTTTCATACTGTTAGCAGCAGGAGCTAGATTAAACTCTGGTTTTAAAGTATCAATCCAAAACTGTTCACGGTCAGTTAAATCGTCTAAATTGCACGTTTCTAACGTATAAAATTCAAACGAATAAGAACCATATTTATTCCACACTCTTTGTAAATATCTATTGAAATGATAATTACCATTAAGAGCGTTCTTATGTTCTCTAAACCGCTTCAATATATTGTTAGATTGACCAATATACAATCTATTGTCAATTTTATTACGTATAACATAAATTCCAGCAGTCATTAAATCATTCCTATTAAAAATGTGGGCAAACCAGAAAAGATTTGCCCACACTCATTTAACCTTCTCTGATCACATTTAAAATCTTATCTAATATGTGGCTTTGGCTTTGACTATTTAGCAATATCACAGCTTTAACAACATCTTGCTTTTTAGCAAGTCTGTTGATAGCTATTTGCATATTGTCGCACCATTCTTGATTAACTTCTATTAGTTGATCTTCTGACGGAGAATAAACCTTTGGTAAATCTGTCATAGATAACCTTTACTCTTTCGATATTCTTCAGTTTGTTTATTTCTAATTCTAACAAAGTCATCCATGCTCATTTTATCATTTAGCTGCTCTGCACCTTTTCGACCATTTTCGTTTATAGTTTCAATAGGTTTAGGAAGATTAGAGCGCGGCTTAGGCTTTGGTTTACCAGCGTCAGCAATCTTATCTGATATACGAACTAATCGTTGAGCCATCTTTATAGAGCTCAACCCATAAAGCTCTTCAGCTTCATCAATGTTATCTATCAAATAATTTAAAACTTGACCACCGTTCTTATTGTCAAGATCAGCTAAAGCGTTGATCATATCTGTAGGAATAGGTCCAAGATCGTTCACTAATTCTCTAAGATCAGTTCTAAATTGTTCAACTGTGATCTTAGCAGCCTTAGCGGCTTGTGCTTCTAGTGCGTCGCAATTGTCATCGAAAGCTTTTTTAGCTTCAACAGCTTGCTTTTCCTGAAGCTTCAATAAAGCCTTTTCTTCAGCACGACGTTCAACTTCTTCTTCAGTTAAACCTTCATTTGGTGTTTCTCTTAACTGTGCTTCTAATTCCTGTACTCTTTTTTCAGCAGCGGTTTTTTCAGCAGCTAATCTATCCCATTTGCGCTGTTGTCTAGCAGCTTTTCGTTCTTCTCGTTCTTTAGATATTCGCTTTTCTTTTTGTTCTTCTGTTTCGTTCTCTTTATCTTCTGTTCCAGTCTCTCCATTCTCATTTTCTTTGTCATCTTCCGTATCTTCATCGGAAGAATTTTCACCATCATCTTGATCTTCTTCATCTTGATTTTGGTTGGAGTTTTCCGTTTCATTTTGTGCGCCTTCAGAATTGTCGTTCTGATTTTCATTTTCATTATGAGTAGACGCTGTAACCTGTATTTCTTCACGTTGTTTAGCGGCTGTATCATCCGGCGGAATAAAGACAGCAGCAGAGTTTAAATATCGTGTAAACAAATTCATGATTAAACCTTTAATTTTCTCTTTTCAATTTCATTCTTTATAGCTTCTTTTAATGCTATAAAATTAGGGTTAGGTGGAGCAAAATTCATTTTCTTAATTAGCTTTCCATTCTCCATTCTGTCTCTATTAAATTTATCATTTTGACCGGCAATAGCTCTATCATTCTCCTGTTTGCAAAGAGAATGATAGATATTCAATAACTCGTTATCCCAAAATAACGTTATATCTTTGCCAGCATATTGCATCAGCACAAGTCTTTTAAATTATTCATTTGCTCCTTAGCGCAATCTTTCGCAGCTTTCATTCTCTCTTTATCCTTACGAATTTCTTCTGCGCGCTGAAGCGCTCTCAAATCGTCTTGCGCTCTCCACTTCTTATCTTCATCGACATAAGATTTAGACGGGCTTTCGCTGACTATTTTAACCGGGACCGGCTTAACGTTTCTACCTGTAGAATTTTTCAAGCTTTTGCTACGAGCCATAATACACCTTTAATTTAATTGAATGACAGATTGTTTTTTAACTTCTTTACGCTTCTTTTCCATCTGAGCATCAAAGATATTATCCAGCGTTACCTTATCATAAAGCTTGGGTAATTCTGGTAGATAAGGTGTATCATTTTTAAATGCTCCAATACCCGAATTACTTAAATCAGGATCGTTAGCTCGCTCAGTGAAAGCCTGATAAATCATTTCCTTCTGTGTCTCAGGTGTTGAAGGATTAGAAAGCATGTCCATTAAAGTTTGGACTGCCATAGGAATAAATCGTTCAACGTTAGCTTTAGCAAACGCTCTAGCATTTTTAAATTTGCTAGTCAAACCTTGCGAGCGGCCAACCTCATAATAAGCCGCTGCAAATTTTAAAGCCGTTTCTTCAATCAAGATCGAATGAGGTTCGATAATCTTTAACTTACTCATTTCTTAAAACCTTTAAGCGTTTCAGCTAACCTTGCTCGTTTCGCTGTAGTAGGATTTTTAGAGTGTTCAGCTTTCTTTAATTTAGCGGCTGGTATTTTCTCACCAGTTTTAACACCAAGCGACTTACGCAATGCACCGGGCTTTTTAATAGCACCTTTAATCCAGTTCTTTGCCATGCTATAATTTCTCCTGAGTTTTTCCGTTGTTATCACCATATGTTCTATATGATTGAACATCTTCAGGTCGAATAGTATTTTTATCATTAGGTAATGGATAATTGTCCTTAAAAGGATTATGAGGTACAGGTGTAAAAACAGGTACACCAGCAGAAAATAAAGGAAAACCTTTCTTTAACACTTGTTCACGTAATTCAGGAGTAATTTTTAAAACGTGAACAGGCTGTTTTTTACTTTCGGCTTTAACCTTTTCCCAATCTGCAAAATCTTTAAAATCAGTTGGCTTTTTAGTATCTAAAGGTATTTCTTTTTGCGTAACCTTACCACCATATTTCTTAGTCAATGCATTCATTTTATCTACAAGCATTTTATCATAAAATGCTTTCATACCTTGACCACCGACTTTTAAATCTTGACCTGCTACAGTAGCCGCCCCGTGTTGATTACGATTATTTAAAAGCTTTTCAGCTACTTCTTTGCCAACTACAGACGCTATTTCACTTTCTGTTTTGGCAAAATGCTCTATGACCTTTTTGTTATCTTTAAAAGCGTCTATACGAAAATGACCGTCGCTAGGTACAAGATTTACTTTGTCAACTTGCTTACTTAAATCATATCTGGCCGCTTGAGCTTCACCCGGCGTCCAACTGATTTGGTCATAGCCATTCTTGACCGCATGAGTGATAGCTTTCTTTAAAGCTAATTCGTCCCATGTCTTTTTAAATGGAGCATCTGGGACAGCGTTAGCATTAGCATGAACTTTGTCGTATAAAGCTTTTCTTTCATCAGCCAGTTTAGTATATTCTTTATTCACACCATAAAGTTTAAAAGGATCACTAGTGCCTTCTTTTTTTCTAATTGATGATAGTTTCTCATCGATGTTAGATATTTTAGAATTTAAATTTACATCATCGTTATTTTTATACCCTTGCTTTCTACCAGCCTGATGCCAATCACTTTGAATTTCTTCAAGATGCAACGTTTTCTTACCATCAATAGTACGATCATTCATACGAATGTGGGCAAGTACGTTTGGTTCGTCCCAATGAGAGGATTTGTATTGTTCGTTTAAAGTATCGCCATTACGTCTAGCTGCTCTAGCTTGTAATATTTGCCATTGACCGTCAGTCAGCTTAGGAATGTCTTTTTCATTATAAGCTAATTTAGCTTCTGCTAAAACTCTAGGATCATCTTTAGCAAATTTCTTTTCAGGCAATTTAGCAAATTTCTTTTTAGGCAACGTCAACAACATTTCACGATAGTTACTATTTCCTGTAAACGCTGCGACACCAAATCGTCTTACATAGATAGCGTGATTTTTAACTGTCACACAAAAAGCAAAATCATTATAAGGCGCTATTTCAAATTTAGCATCATCGACACTACACCACTCTTTAGACTTTATACCTACACAATATAAACCACTTAGGCGTTGACGGACTGTTGCACATTTTCCTGTCATTAAAACAAGAATTTGAACATCGCCTGCCAACTGCTCAGATTTTGTAAAAAATGTGGTTTTATCTAATCTTCCTTCTTGAATAGCTGTACAGCCATCACCTAAAATCAGACCGTCTAACAAACTTTGAATTACAGATTTGCTCTGTTCAAAAAAGAAATACGGAACAAATTTAAATTCAGAATGAGGTTGCTCATGAAACAATTCAACCAAATCTTTATTTATTGTTTTAATACCAATACCATAAGCGCCTCCATAATAACGCCATGGCAAATTCATTCTGTCAAGTAAAGCTTCTATACGAGCACATTTTTCAGGATTAATTTCTTTACACTGAGCAATTTGAATTGTATTCTTTCCGCCTTGTTTGTTTAGTTTACAAGAACCTTCTGCGAGATACCATCCAAACAGTTCGGCTAAATCATTAGGGTTAAATCCAAAAATTTCTTTATCACCTTCACTAGCCCAATTACCAGTTAAAGGTATTATCATTTCGCTTTTATTCCATAATTCTTTAGCTGTTAAACGAACCAATCCGTTTTGATTTCTGCGACGCTTCTTAGCGATCATTTGATGATTTTCAGTCACTCTCATGTTTATAGACTGACTGTAAAAATGATACAATTCTTCAGCATAAACTTTAGTTGTTGCTTCAACAGGTTGCCATTCTAATAAATCTGTATCGTCTTGACGTGTCATAACAACATCGCCAATTTCAACAGTATCAATTCGTTTCCAACCTTTATTTGTTAAAATTTCAGTGTCGCGAGACAGAGGGCCACCGGGCAACTGATAAGAATGATATTTGGTAGGATTTTCACCAGCTTCTCTAGAAGCTCGTTGCATATATTTAGCTTGTGTAGAAGGGTCTATGTCTTCCCAAGACTTCCAGCCATGTTCTTTAGCTAATTCAAATGCTTTTTCTTTAGTACCAGCATTACCACCTTTAACCACTTCCTTAATTTGCGGCTGCCCTTCCTGCACAGCTTTAAGCAAGTCATCTTTAGTGATCGAACCTTGAAGCTTATCTAAACCTAAATGTGTTAATTCCTCTTGCTTTACACCCGGTTGATTTTTGAGAAAGCTCAACCATTGTTGAGCATCAGCTTTAGGTTGCTTTGCAGCAGCTACAGCATTCTCAACCGCTGAATAAAACGGTTTATTGGTATTCAAAGCAGCAACGCCTAATCCAGCTTCATTATCTGATTTTAGAAAAGGGTATTTTACAATTTCCTCTCCTTTATTAACTACTACTCCATCATGGCCTAACTCTTTAACGTAATCTCCAATATCAGGGTATTTAGCTGTTATTTCTCTAGCGTTTTTTAAATTAGTATTTCTAAAAATATGATCTAATAATAAACTTCCTGCTCCACCAGCACCGTTTAACACTAATGGATTTCTTGGAAAAGCGTCTTCTGGTGAAAATTCTCGTATGTCACCATCAGTAGCATATTTTTTAGCAAATGATTTATCAGCAGAAGTGTATAAACCTTTACCTAAATGTGATGTACCTAATCCTTCAGCCCCGCTTTCTTGCTGGCCTTTGGTTATGCCGCGATACAATATTTTAGGAGGTTTTACTTTGAAGTTCGTATTTGCCATTGCTTCAATAGCCGCTCCGGGTTTTGCTGTATCACTCATTAGTGTACTTGTTAACGCTCCATACTGTGCAGAGTGAGGATCAATTAACCCATTATCAATTGCATATTTCAGTGCATCTTCACGATTAAGAAATTGTCCTTTATGATTTAAAAATCCAAAGTTGAAATTGCTAATATCTTCACCAGACATAGCTTGCTTTTGGAACGTAGGATACAACTCTTGAGGTATCACGTCCATATGTTGCTGACCCGGCTTTCCCTTATAAAGCTTCTCGCCATATTTTAATGCAGGACGAAGAAAAGGGGCGGACCCTAGAGCTACACCAGCTTCAGAGCCCGCGCCAGCTAAACCACCTGACCCGGCTAAAGATGAAGTGTCAACACCAGCTTTAATCATTTGTGGGCTAGTTTGCGCTTCACCTGTAACAGGATCAATTGTATACTGTGGTATTTCTCCGGTCATAACGTCATGCGGTGCGCTAATAGCATCGCGGACCAATTTTTCCGGCCATAGTTGATAACGCTCTTGACCATTTAAACCAAATAATTTATCTATTATGTTTTGTAATTTGCTATCTTCTTGCTTTACAGGTTCGTTATCTGGCGTGTTTTGCGGTCTAACAATAATTCTAGTCTTAGGCAAATCTGTAGCATCGCGTAAAGCTACGCTATCTATTGTATTTTGAACAAACGGATTATCTGTTAATTCAGCAAGACTAGCCATCATTCAACTCTCATATAACCGCCTTCAGGATTTTCAACATACCACGCTCCATCAGGAGCTAATTGAGCACCTTCTACAGGTGGTTCATTTTCAACCTGTTGCTCTTGATCCTGCATACCTTCTATATCTTGCTCTTGTGGTTGTAATGGTGTACCACCGTTGCCAATTTCAGGAGCATTGTAAACTAATTCACCGTTAGCAACCATACCAGCTAACAGCTGTTTTAAAACTGGTTGGATTTGCTCAACAGATATAGCAGGGCCAGAATTGCCTAAAGCAACCACTCTCTTAGTTTCAGCTTCATAATCTAAACGCTGTTGCTCCACAGCAATCTTATCACGTTCAATCTTTAATTGAGCTTCCTTAAGTTCAAACTCTCTATTCTTATCTGCCAATTCTTGCGTTTGCTTAGTAATAACTGCTAACTGTTGTTCTATCTTGTCAGATGCTTGTTTCATCGCTTCAGTGATTTGCGGGTTAGGAGCATCACCAAGTATATTCGGTGGAATAACGCGACGCCAACGTGCGGCCAATACTTGAGCTTCAGGAAAGTCAGCAACCTTCCAAAGAATGTCACCAGCTACATTCATAAATTCCTTATTCTGCGCTGCAATCTGTGTCAACGCATTGAACGCTTCCTGTCGTCTTGTAGCGAAGCTTGGTCCTGCATCGGATTGAACGGCGTATGTGCCCACAGTAGGATTGAAGATAATATTAACAATTGCTTCATTGCTATTTGTAAGTTCTTCACCTTCAGGTAATAACTTTTGAAAAGCTTGCTGCGCTTCTGGATCAACCGTCAGATTGATAATTGAACCATCTTTAGCTTCAATTCTCATGATACGTTTTGTATCATAAATTTTAGGCACTAGATCAATTAATATCTTACCAGTATATCTATTAGCTATTGCCAAACCGTCAATAAAGTGATAAGTTGCTCTATCACCTTGACGTTGACGAGCATTAATAGCAACTCCTGATTTGGCGTTCTCATTCTCGCCCATTTGAGCCTGATACTGACCAGTAACCATCATCATTTCATTTTGTGCAATCTGCATTTGTTGCACATAAGCAGTCCCCGGTTGCGGCGGTTGCATTCTTTGCGGTGGTGCCAACTGCTTACCATCTTCACTATAAGCGTTGTAAGGCAACCAAGCATGATTAGTAGTGTTAGCTGTTTTGTAATATTCCTCATATCCTTCAACAGCATCAGCAGATGCCGTGATAGGAGTTTTAGCTTGTAACGCTCCATATTCAACGTTAGCCGACGAATTAATATTATAAATACGTTGAGGGTCTAGCATAGATCGAGTGTGGCTAACTCTATCCATGATACCATCAATAATAGTTTCTTCACCTAATACGCGAACTATAGGAATATATTTACCTAACCAATCACCACGATCAATAATTTTGTTACCAGCTATCTTGTACCATTTAATATCATTTCGAACTACTTTACGTTCTCTGTATTCTCCACCGGACTTTTTAATGTCATCAAAAAAGTCCATAGTTTCTTTGCCAAGTTCACTAGCAAAGCCTTCTATTTCTTCACCTGTTTCAGGTAAAATGAACCAGACATATTTATCTTTTTTATTGATTTTTCTAAAATATTCTGCTACTCTTACGTGATCTTTAGTATACCAACCATCATAACCACTATTAAACAGTGGTCCGCCAGAAATATCTTGAAAATCGGGGTATTCAGCTTCGTATAAATCTTTTGGCTTATCTGTGAATATGATGCCATATCTAGCATCAGAACCATCAATTTCATTAATATCAGGATCGAGATACACCGAACGAGGATCTTTAATCTGTCTAATGTAAATCTCTTGATCAAAGCTTCTATCGTCTATATAATCTGTCGTAACTCGCCAATAACCCCAACCACCATTGACAGCAAACTCTAAAGCCTTATCATAAATATTTTCAGCATTAGAAATATATTCAATGTGACGCACAACCTCCATGAATATCTGAGCAGCTTCAAATGATGCTGTATCTCCAACCGGACGAATATTCACACCCGGTTTATTCTGTTTTCCATCATTTACGATTTGAAGATTATGCTGTTTAGTTTTGTTAATAGTAAGGCAAGGTCTATCATTGGTTAATCTATCACCGATTACCCAATTATCCCATTGATACATATTCACGCTATCACCATGCGCGAATTTATAGTCATATTCAAAATTAATTCTAGCCCTAGCTTCCCATTCCTGACAGTAATTAAAGCGTTTTTGAGCTTCAATCACTATCTTGTCATCTTCAGATAAGAATGCATCAATAGAGGATGAATAAGCCATTTAAAATTACCTAACTATTAAACACCCATCCACGATGTAGGGCGGCTAAGATTTAAAATTTTATTGTTACCACGATCAGTAGACTTAGGTGGTTTTTTAGCATCTTGGTCAGTTTTTAAACTTAAAGCAAGAGTTTGGAAAGCGTCTGCACCATGAGACCAAGGTGTATCATGATCAGGCTCACGGCTAAACGTTCCTTTTTCTTCATCTACTTTAAAAGCATAATTAGATAAGCATTGCCAGCCTTCAGAAGTGTTTTCTTCATCAAAACAGCAAAGTGGTAATATCGTTCTAGCAGCGTTTATACCTAAGAGCTTTCTAGCAGGACGTTGTACAACTATAACTTTATAACCCGCATCTCTAGTCAGCTTCGCTATCGATCTTGATGCTAACGTCTCGTTGTCTGCGTCATGAGGCATATATACTGTACCATATATATAGCCTAAACTCTGCATATACTGTAGATAATGGCCTATCTTTTTAAGATTATTCTGATAGAAATTGATTATGTTATAATTTAAACCAACTCTTTGAACAAACCATATCGCTGTCTTATCGCTATGTCCTAAGTCCCAAAACGTATAAACAGGTCTACTAGGATCATAAATAACTTTACCACGTCTACCTGATTTTAAAACTTCCTTTAATTCTTCAGCGTAGATCGCACCTTCTAGAACTAGCTTAGTGTGACCTTCCCACACTTCAAGATATTTGGTTTCACTTTGAGCTTTCGTCACATTCATTAATGTGCGAAGATTTGGCGGAAACCATTTATTATCCCAATAGTTTACTTTTTGTACAACAGCGTAACGAGTTTTCTTATATCTACTGTCGTCACAAGTCTGAGCTAATTTACCAGTTTCATCTAACAGGACTTCTCCGTTGTCATCTGAGAAAACATAATCAGGGAAATACTCATTCTTCTTTTTAACACTTCTAATATAAATTTCGTCGTCATCTAAATCAGGATTAAAGAATATCCAAAGCTCAGGGCCGTTGCCAAACGGACCACCTTTATCATCTTCATAATTCGAGCGGCCACGTATTGTAGGTAGTAGCTTGTCTATAGTTGTTTTTGATAGCTTGTCAGCTTCATCAATCCAAACTATATCGATACGACCAAGAGATTTGACTTTACCAATGTTATAGCGCAAACCCATAAAGAAAAACCGTGAGCCGGTTTCTTTATGAACAATCTCTGTTTTGGTGATTTCAAATTCGTCTTGAAGCCCTAAATCTTCTATGTTAGCTTCAAGGGTAAACTTACTACTATCAGCAATACTATTTTGTAACTCACGACCACATAAAATGCGCATTCTTTTAGTTCTAGCTAAAAGAATTAAGGCTCTAGCACCGTTCTCCGTGTTATGTGTAACCGTTCCATCTTCTAATAAAAATAAGTGATCGCCGTCTAATGAAAAACCTGCATACTCACCTTTGCCTATAGGCTCTATTCTGATTTGAGATAATAGATGATCTTTGTTCTTATTAACATTTTCTTTTTTAATTTGTTTTCTAGGTAATATACACGGTATCCGCCACGTATCACCGTTAATAGTAAGTCTATAACCTTTACCAGTAACTCCATTATTTGTACATATAATATTTTTTTCTTTAATCTTTGTTCTAAATCCTAAGCTATCAGCTACAAATTTAACGTCATTTATTAACGTTTCATTAGTCAAAGTTATTTCATAACCATTAGAATAACAATACCCGTCTGTGTCTAATAAACCAGCTAATAGTTGTAATCTAACATATTCTGAATTAACCTTGTAATCTAATGGTATGTGCTTATTATTAAATAAATTATATTTATGTTTAAAACTATGCACAAGATGATTATATCTTTCACCTTTTTTACGCTTCATATTTATACCAACAGATTTATTATTATTCTGTTGATAAATAGATACATCTAAATCTATATGAGCAGCGTAATCTTTACAATATTGTAAAATCTCTTCATCCATAGAATAGATTACTGTATCGGTACTCTTGCCGTCTCCTAACCATGCTCCTAGATACCATGGATCGATTTCTATTTCTTTGAATTTAAAATCTAATAAACCGGCTTTATAACCTCTAAAATTATCTGTCCATCGCTTAGACTTATAATAAGCTTCTTTTACGTTAATATTCGTGATTTCATTATATTCCGGATAGCGACCTTCAAAAAATGCTGATTTAGATTTTTTTAAAGAAAGAATATGAGCAGAATTTACCGTGTAATCAATACCAGATGTTTGATGTATTTTATACATATCATCAAAACCTCTAGTAACTCCTAAAACATTACGAGGTTTACTGTCAGGACCCATGACACAATCGCCCGGTTTAATATCTTCGACCGCGCGCAAAGAACCATCTGCCATAATTACACGAGTACCTATAGCAAGACATTTACCAGAACCTCTACCTCCATAGGCAATCTTATAAGGTGCGCTCTCGAATAAAAGAAAGCCCAACTTTTCAGGAAACTCAAATTCTGGTGCTTGATCATTCATTTAAAGTTTATCGTACTCTACGTGCTGATAAATAACCTCTTGCACCTAATGTACCAGCGGTAAAGCTTGCTCTAACACAAGCATATACCAAAACTGTTGATCCGGCTAACACTCTAACAGTTGAAGGGGTTAATGTTTGTTGTTGCGTATTACCCGGCGTAATAGCTTGTGTATCACGCTGTGCGTAAGAATATGCCGATGTACCATTAGTATTACCAGCGCATGATGTTTGCGTAATAGATGCTATAATCTGTGTTATAGATGTTGACGCGTCCGATTGAAATCCTACTCCTAAACTTACGTCCCAATCTCCTGCTGTTAAACTAATAGAAGTCATATTAGTATAAGTTCCTGTAGTCAAAGCTACAGGAGAATTAATCAAAGAATAGACATATTCACCTATACACCCTGCACACGCGTCATTATTAGTAGTTGTGCCAGGTATTTGCCCAATAGGAGCTACACCAACTTGACTAGGAGTTACAATTAATCCGTCAGCATAAACAGGTGTAACAAATAGCAACAATGATAACAATTTAAAATATTTTAACATTTAATAAGCCTCCGCAACGCTAACTGTTTGAGCAGAACTAACAGCTATACAGTTAATAGCCGCCGCTGTACTTACAGTGTAATTAGCTCCTGCTACGGCAGGAATATATTGACCATTCGCTGTTGTAGCTGTCGTACCACTACAATAAATCGGTTGTGTTCCTGTAATATTTGTAATTGTAACGCTACGTCTACCGCTTCTAGCAGCGACTGTAGACGTACTAGAAGTAGTTACAGAAACTTGCGATGTGGCAAAGTTAGCTGTGCCCGGTAAGGCTACATTAGGTGTTCCTGTAATACCGACATTACCAGAAACAGGAACAGTGGTTGTTACAGCGTTACCACCAACACTTTTAATATTTACATCACTAGTACCGCTACCACCACTTGTTACCGGCATAGGATCAGCGGTACTAACAGGAGTGCAACCGCCTTTGGAATTGATAAAACATGGATTACGTTGACTTTGCGCCATCGCTAATGTGGGTAATAGCACAAATATCAATACTAATAACTTTTTCATTTTCCACCTATTATTTAAAAATTAAAACCCGCCACTCGTAAGTGACGGGTAATTTTTAATAATTAACC